GGTAGAGGCTCGGTAGACCGCTTGTACATTGGTCTGAAGAAGGTGCTGCGAGATTCGGTTGCATTGCGCTGACAAATCCGCCTAAGACCACAAGAACAATCAAGAACTCCATCATTGCCAGCACAAAAATACCAAGAGGGAAGCTCTGAGTAATGAGGGCAAAGATGGATGTACCGAGAAACAGCGAATCAGGGAGAGCACGTAGAAACTCCTTTGGTCCTGGATCCACAAGGCCATAGAGCTTATCACCGATTTCTTGAAGTGCGCCTAAACCAGTATTGACAATACTCATAGAGAGTCGTCTTCCTGTTTGAGAGATGGGTATTCCGTCGTATTATAAAGTCTTGTGTGACCGCATACCGGGTTTGCTGACTAAGCGAATTGCTCAACGGCCAACCCATTTGTGGGTGGATTTCAATTGTATGATTTACCATTGTATCCGCCGTCCTGGAGCAGCCCCTTATGAGGGCGAAGCAACCCGCATTCAATGGGAAAACCAGTTGATTGCGTCGGTTGTCTCCTATATGAAAAAGATTGCTAGCCTTGTCGCACCTACGCAAGGCGTGTTTATTGGCGTAGACGGTGTTGTCCCTATGGGCAAACTGCGCCAACAGCGTCTGCGGCGGTTCAAAAGCCTTTGGACCGCAGCAGAAGAAGAACGACTTGGAATCCGTCCTGGAGGAGAGCGTTGGGATACGAACGCGATTACTCCTGGAACGGCCTTTATGGATAGATTAGGAGTAGCTCTTGAGGGTCTAGCAAAGGTAGACCAGGAAGGTGTCCGCTGGACAGTGAGTACGGCCAATGAGCCTGGTGAAGGAGAACACAAGGCAATGGCAGAACTCCGTAAAGTGGATGGAGGGTCTCACGTGGTCTATGGTCTTGACGCAGATTTGATTGTACTGTCACTTCTTCAAGACCGTGAGGATATGTGGCTCTTTCGTGAGGCAATTGAGTGTGGTGAAGTCGTCTATGGCGCATTCCAAGAAGAAGAGTATCGGTATTTTGCCATCGGCAAACTAGGTGAATATTTGTTCAAGGGTCGTGATGCTGGATATAGAATGGATTATTGTATGGCAATGAGTTTGCTCGGCAATGATTTCGTTCCTCACGGTCTCTCCTTCAAGCTCAAAGATGGCGGTCACGATGATCTGAAAAACCTGTTAAGGGAGGTGCGTCAAGAGGTTGGTTCTCTTGTGGATGCGGCCAGTGGCAAGTGGCGTATCGAGGGTCTACGAGCGTGTTTTGCGTGGCTTGCACGTCGTGAAGAGGAGTGGGTTCAACTCGCAGCATCGGCGAAGCTCAAACAGCGGTTTCAACGGACGCGTGGAAATACACCTCAAGAGCATACGGCAGATGAATGGAACAAGACACCACTTCGTGCGTGTGAAGAAATGGCCCTTGTAGGCATTGGTGGTAAATTACGCCCTGATTGGCGCCGAGTCTATTACGACCGTTGGCTTGGTATCAATACGGCTGATGAGATTGATAAGGCCTGTGAAGAGTATTGTCGTGGGCTGACTTGGATTCTGGACTATTACAAGGGCGGAGCACCAGCAGTAGATAATACCTGGCACTTTGCGTGGTATATTCCTCCGCTATGGGGAAGCCTCGCCTCGTGGGCTACACGAGCGAGTGAACTTCCTCGTGCTGGACCACTTGAAGGTTATGGACCACTAAAGCCCCAAGAACAACTTGCTCTTGTCTTGCCAATTGCAAGTTATTGGCTCATTCGTGATAGGGGTCTTCGTCGTCTTCCGTCGATTGCTCCTGAGCTATGGCCTAAGAAGTTTGAGCTATTCATGGCCGGCCGTAAACAACTGTGGGAATGCGAGGCACAAATTCCTCTACTGACTCCCCAACGGCTGCGTGTTCTTTTGTCCTAACCGAGAGTCGCACCAAATAGGAATGGGACAGGTTCAGTCACAGCTTGATCCAAAGCACACTGGAATCTATAGAAAACTTCTTGCCATTCAAGACCCTCGTGTGAAGCTTCAAATGATTGATACTCTACTCGGCGACCCGTCTATCGTTAATTCCGCCAAGTATGCTGGAATTTACGCAAATCTACTCCAAGTGGCGAGTGCCATCCGACACGGACACCCTGTTCCATTGCTTCCTGGAGAGCAACCGGTTCAACAACAAGCCCAACAAAGACCTCTACAACTCCAGCACTCACAACCCACAGTTGCCCGTTCAGCACAAGTTCATCCAACTCAGTTTCAAGTTGCAACAACACAACCTCGTGAATACGATGCCTATCAGCGAGTGACAAAACCGAAACAAAAGGAAAAGGCACTAGGCTTTTTTGCAGCATGCTTGAAGGTGCTTGGAATTGAAGAGGAAGTTGCCCTTACCGAAGAGACGCTCAAGGCAGCATACAAGAAGGCAGCGCGTAAGGCACATCCAGACAAGGGAGGCTCAAAGGAGGCATTTGACGCAGTTACACGTGCCTATGCTTACCTTGTTGATATCATTCGCCTTGTCAAAGGTGCTTCAGGATCAGCTGGACAAGGCGCAGTACCTGGTTTAGACAGTGTACATGATAAGCGTAAGGAAGCAGCAGAAGCATGGCAAATGCCTGCGCAACCGGTTCGTCTTGACCCCAAAAATCTGGATATGAACAAATTCAATCAACTCTTTGAGCAGACTCGTGTTCCTGATCCTGACGAAGATGGATATGGAGATTGGCTGAAAGGTTCAGAAGGGGAGAGTAGTCGCAAGAAGATTCGTGGAAAGAAATTCAGCGAAGATTTCAATCGTGAAGTCTTCAATCGTATGTTTGAGGAAGAGCAAGAGGCCAATGGACGTGGTTCAACAACACTAACCAACTATCAACATCCACAGGAACTTGTCTTATCTCAGAGTGCTGGTGTAGAACTCGGTCGCGATCGTCCTTCCGATTATACTGCGGCCTACGATTCTGGACTACAATTTACGGATTTACGCTCGGCATATACGAAAGAAAATACTGTATCGGAAAAAGTTGCCAATGTAAAGGTTGAACAACGCGACTTTAATACCTATAAGGAACAGCGTGAGAAGCCTCCTGAACGCTACTCACAACAGGAAATGAGTGCTCTTGAGGCATTCAGAGCACAACAGGACCAACGTGAACAACAACGACGTGTACGTGCTGCTCAGGAGCAGGTTGCTGCGCAAGACTATTTCTCACGGATGAAACAACTTGTAATCACCAATAAGTAGATGGGAAAACTAACAACAAAAGCATTACAAGTGTATAACGATACGTATTTTATTATTGGAATTGTTGGACTTATATTTCTACTGTATGTGTGGGCATTTCCAAAAAGCGATTTATCAAGAAACTACTGGCAAGTCCGCGAAAACAGACGGCAACAGCGTCGTGAGATTCTCAATACGATTGGAATCAATGTTTAACCAACCTAATTCGCCAAACTGCTGTGATTCTAACCTCTAGTCTTTCTAGATGGACGCGAAGACACTAGCGCCTTTAGGAATCCTGGTTATAGCTGTTCTAGCCGCTACAACTTGGCGTATGAAGAAAGAGAGATCAACCTTTGAAGATCCCCGTCTCTTGACGCGTGGAACCGAGACACCTGCTGTGTGGATCTACGTGGATGACACCGATGTCAATAGTCGTTGGTGGGCAGATTTCGGCGCCCGTTCAAGCCGTGTCTACAATCTTCCCTTTCTAAATCTCTGCTACCAGACCATTGTCGCTGCGTGTGGAGACAAGTATCACGTAGAAGTCATTAGTGGTCTCGCAGATGCCGAGCGCCGTTTAGGATATTTACCTGTTCCGATGCGGAACAGAAAGTTACCCTTACGTGATGAACAAATGACCTACTTGAAGGTTGCCTTTTTGGAAAAGTTTGGTGGTCTGTGGATGGGACCCGCAACCATTTGCTTGAAGCCTCTTCCTGAGCTACCCAAAGATAAGGTTGTCTTGTTTGGTTCTGACCCGCTTGAGACCTATGCTGGTGCTCAAGGAACGACACTGCCGAATCAACATGCCATGTGGTCACCCAAGCCGCACCATGAATTTTTTGGTCGTTGGCTGGAAATGGTGGGTGATCGTATCAATCGTCAAGGAACTGGAAAGGAGATTCGTAATGATAAGAACTGGGATATCCTCTTCACAGGTACTGGGCGCACAGATGTTATTGTATCACCAAATGCTGAGTTGACACGCAAAAAGAATGGCCGCAAGATTGAACTAGAAGATCTGTTGGCAGCTGGAACTGAGGGTGATTTACCTTTTGATGTTCCTGCTACAGCGTTCTATGTTCCGTTTCCTTGGCCAGAATTGTTGGAGCGCTGTATGTTTGGATGGTTCTTGCGCATGTCAGAGGAGCAAGTGATGACTTCTGACTTGGTCGTGACGCACTTATTTGCTATGGCTGGTTTGTAATGCACCCTTATAATACACAATAATTAGGTGGCTACCACTTTTATCAAGGAATCCTACCCATGTATTGTACTTTTTTTCTTCTTTTAGAAGATTTGTAACGTATGTTTTCTGTTCACGATTTCGTTTCAGACATGGTTGAATAAACTTTGAAATACCAGTACCTTGTTCTGTTGGTTCAACAATTCCCGCTTGGCCACATGTAGATTGACGAAGTTCATGTGCAAATGTGGGATTATGTGTCTCAATATAACGCATCACTTCTTCCTTACGACTTCCAGCAGTAGAAATACGATTATATGCCTCCGTTGTTAGTTTATATACTTGAGGCACCGTCTTTCTGGGGTCATCTTTATTCCGGTTATTTTCGTCATCGGAATTTTCTATCGCCACAAGATTGGGAATATTTTTTGGTGATAGCATTGTAGAATTTGACGTAACTTTTCCTTTTCGCTTCTTAAATCCAGCAGTCTGATACGAATTTTTACCAAATGGATCTGTATAAGTTTTTTCATATTCTTCAATTGCTTTAATTGAAGTTCGGTGAGGTCCTGTTTTATGTCCACTTTCAATAACATCACGCCAATATCCAGTCATTCGCCCTGTTAATCCTTGAATTTGAACATTATTATCTACTACCTCTGTGTAAAGCTCATGTGTAGCACCAATACGTATCTTCCATCGGTTAGGAATTAAATTTGCTCTGCGAAAGAACCCTTTTACTCCAAGTACAATATGGTGATTTAACGGCTCTTTAAAGAATTCTTTAATTTCCTCATCAGAAAGACGGTCTGTTGACGTGTGATTTTTAAATGTAATTCCTTTTCGCATACACACTTGTTGAATGACACCTATACTTTTTACACTTACGCGTACAATATGAACACGATAATCTGTATCATACCGAGTAAGAATATCCTCATGAATCCATTTTTCTACATTTTCTAACGTATCTAGAGGATAGAACTCTTGTACAATACCTTTATCTAAGAAATCCTTATGACCAAAGTAAGATGATGGTATAGACATCTTATACAATTCATGTAAATCACCCCATTTGTACATATCATATAATTCCCTAATCATTGTAGCACTAATGAACACAAATCGGTTATTGTGAAGTTTCATATTTTCAACATCTAATACTCCTGCTTTTTTTAATGTATTATGTAGAACTTGACACTCTTTATCGCCAGTGTCAATTTCATCAATAATAATAAGACCATTTGTAATACTCTGTAGTTCAGTACGAGAAAGTTTACCATGATGAAAGATTTTATCCTTGAAGCAATCTGGCGCTTTATCTTTCATATCCTTTTCCCATCCTGCATTACTCATTCCTGTAATAATACGAACATTAGCAAAGTTAACAACAAATGTGTCATCAATATGTGTAGTGAGTAGTTTGGCAATTTCAATCATAAGACCGTCAGCTCCAACCTTTGTTTTCTTCTGAATACTAATTACACGGCGATTATTCTTGTAGAATTTATCTACAATATTCATAGCATCTTCCATTTGATTTGGAAAGATATATTCAGCAGTTGCCTTAT